GCGAACGGCAGCGGGATCATGGCGCGGGCGCCCTGAATATGTCGATCGTCACCAGCTCGCGCCGGCGCTGGGCATCGTTGATGCGGGCGAACAGGTCATTGAACGCCAGCACCGATTGGCCCACAGATTTGCCCAGCCGCACCCGGCCGGGCAGCAGGCAGCCCTCGGTGTCTGCCGCCGTGTTGCCGGGGTGGATGCGCACGCCCTCAAAGCCAGGCACCGCCACCAGGATGGGCAGCAGCCGCTTGAATCGGGCGCTCATGGTCACCTCGATGCGGTAGTGGCCCGTGGGGATGGCCGTCTTGCCGGGCACCTTCCACGCCTCCACCGGCTGGCCGGGCACCTCGCGCACGGCGTCCTCACACACCCAGCACACAAACGCGCCGTCGCACGCCAGCGCGCCAATGGTCACATCAGCATCCTGCTGCACCCGCTCAAGCTGCATCTTCATGGCTGCGCCCCTTCAGCGGGCGCGGGGCCCTGCTTCACCTTCTGGGTGGTGTTGCCGGCGATGTAGGCCCCCACGGTGCCAATCACCGTCAGCGCGTAGGTGCTGCCCGCCGGGTCCAGCTTGCCCAGCAGCTGCAGCATGGTGGTGGCCACGCTGCAGCCGAGCGTCAGCAGAAAGCGCCGGCCGCCAAAGGTCTCGATGTTCATTTCCAATGGCTCACGATCCAGGAGACCGCGCCGCCGATGGCGCTGCTGATCGCCATGCCGGCCCAGATCGCCCCCCGGCTCTGGTTGGCCAGCTCCAGCAGGGCCTTCATGTCGGTGGATAGCTCGGTCACCTGCCCCTGCAGGGCTTTCACCTCGGCCTCAAGCCGGCCGAATTCGCGCGGGTCAATCATGTCTGCTTCCATCTTGATAATCTGTTCAGCCAGGTAGTCGATCTGCCGCTCCAGGTTGCTGGGCTGGCGCCTGTCGGGCGTGGTGATGGGCTCTTGGCGCGTGCGCCGCTCCACGCTCCCCCACGGGGTGCGGGTGATCTGGTCTGCCATGGGCGCACCCGGTCAGCCAGGCAGCGCGGGCCACTCGATCGCATCGGGGAAGCCGGGTTGCAGCGGCACATCACGCAGCGCCTGGCGGTAGGCCGCCCACTCGGGCGGCACCGGTTGGCCGGCTTCAGCGGCACGGCTCACCACCCAATCGCATGCGTTGAGCAGCTTGGCCCGCCGAGCGCGAATGTCGCGGGCCAACGCGGCAGGCGTGGCCACTGCCTGCCAACGCTGCGCCGCGGTCTCCCACCGCCAATCCACCCACTCGGTGGCTTGCGGCGCGGGGCATATGCACGGCTCGACAGTGCCGGTAGCCAGGTTCACGCGCTTGGCCTGTGCACTGTGCGCACCCTCCAAGGCCCCGCAACCAGGCGGCGTGTTGGCCCGCATCCAGGCCTCATCGCCGCCACCACGAAAACCAGTGAACAGCCCGCTATCCAACCGATAGAAGGACCATGTGCGCACCCTTGAAGCCGGCGTTGTGCTCATTTCTTCACCAACTCCCACGCCACACGAATATCTGCCAGCGCAATGACCTTTGTCGGGGCCGGCACGGTGTATTCCACCGTCTCCGTACCCACATTCCAACTCACGCTGCCGCCCGGGTAATCCAGGTCTATGAAAGTGGATTGAGTGAACTTATCGATCACCGAGGTGTAGGTGAGCGTCCCAGTGGGCCCCACATAGGCCCGGATTCGGACATTGCCCAGCTCTTCGTCTGGGTTCCCGAAATCGCCAACGTTCGTCGTCCAGCGCGCGCTGAGGTACACGCGCAGCTGGCCCGCTTCTGCAAAACTGAAGGTGCCTGTAGGGTGCGCCATGGTTAAACCTCAGGGTGACCCATTAACTTGGATGCCATCCTCGTTAAAGATGTAGCCGGTGCCGGTGGCCGCGTTGTCGTCCAGCTTCGGGGTGTCTATGTCCCCATCGCCCACAGTCTCTTTGCGCACCCACGCGCCGCTCTTGCGCACATAAATTCGGTTATCGCTGGTGTTCACCCACTCATCGTTTTCCTTGGCGGCGGCGCCGGGGTCAGTGCTCTGCACCCACACCTTCACCTCGTAGTCGCCCGGGTAGGGGTGCCAGGCGCTGGGGATGGTGGCTTCTTCCAGCTGCAGATCGTCCAGCTCCATCCACACCGTGGTGCCGCTGGTGCGGGTGTGCATCCACTGATAGATGCGGATCTTGTCGATCGTGGAGGGCACGCTGGTGAACGGCAGGCTCACCCGCTGCCAATCGGTGCCGTTTGAGTTGGCGTCTATGTTCAGGTTGCCCTGCAGCACACCGGCAATGTAGTAGTTGATTCTCAGCCGATAGGTGACGTTGGCCGATGTCTTCATCCAGGCCGATGCGATCATGTTCTGGATGGCACCCGGGCCAATGTCCACATCGGTGTAGTACCCGGTGGCATCGTTCGAGGTGGCGCCCAGTGAGGTGGCCTCACGCCGCTGCGCGTAGCCGCTGACCCGGCCGGTCACCTGGCTGTTGGTGATCGTGCCCACCGTGCCATTGCTGTAGGCGCTGAAGTTGTCCGCCAGCCCGTTCAGATCCGAATCGCGCTCATAGCTGCTGTTGGGCACCAGGTTGATGCCGGCCAGGTCCACATCGATCCCGCTGCTGCCCAGCTTGATGCGGTCGTCCACCACCACGGTGGTGATGGCGCTGGTGGTGCTGAGGTTGCCGCTGGTGTCGCGGTGGCGGGCCCGCACGGTGTAGGTGCCCTGCGCCGGCCAGGCCCACAGGTACTTGGCGCCGCGCACCACGGTGGGCGTGGTGCCGGTGAGCGGCACCGAGCTTGCCCAATCTGGCGTGCCGCGGCGCAGCTCGGTCTCCAGGTAGTCGGCCTCTGTGGATTGGTCCCACTCCAGCTCGATGGCGCCATAAATGGTTTCGTCTGTCAGGCCGGTGACATCGGCCGGCGCGGCACTCTTGCCCAGCACCAGGTGCAGCACCTGCGCGCAGTCCACGCTCTTGCCCACCGCCCCCACCGCGCGGGCACGCAGCAGGATGTAGGTCTGGTCCTTCGGGCCGATGAGGTACACCTGCGCCCGGTCACCCGGCACGCGGATGGTCTGCCACACGCTGCCGCCGGTGGGCAGCCACTCGATTTCAATGTGGCCGGTGGGCTCGATCGCGCGCGGGTCCACCACCGCATCCCAGGTGACGCTCACGCGGGTGACGATGGTGCCATCCTGCTGCTTCAGCAGGTGCGTGGTGCCGCTGGCCGCTGCCAGGCCGGTGATGGGCGCCACGCTCCACGGGTCAGGCAGGCGGGTATTGGGCGCGGGGTCTGCGGTGGTGAACTCCGCATCCATATCGAACACGCTGCTATCGGTCTCGCGCAGGGTCAGCAGAATGCCGCCGTCCAGCGTCCAGCCGTCTTGGCGCACCTCATAGGCCTTGCTCACCAGGCCGAAGCGGGCCAGGGTGACGTTGATCACGTCGAACGGCTCGGCCTCCCATGCGCGGTAGTTGCATTTCACCTGCAACACCTCGCCCTGCCGGTCTGCCCGCAGCCTGCAGGCGCTCACATAGCCGGCCTGGCCCTCGAAGGTGATGGCGCCGTAATCCACATCCGTGGGCAGCTTGCCCTTGTCCAGCGCGATGTAGGCCGCCGGCTCGATGGGCTGAAACGGCACGCTCTGCCAGTTCTGGCTGGCATCGTAGAACCCGCCCCGGATGCAATTCACCTTGTCGTCACGCGCCAGGTCCATCTGGCTCTGCACCGGCGCATCGCCCAGCAGCCAGCTTTCATCCAGCGTCAACACCGGTGCCCGCCAGGCGCCGGCCTTGGTGCGCAGCTTGCCGTCTTGGTAGACCCACTCGCCACCCATCGCGGCGCACAGATCGGTGAGCACATCCACCGGCCGCTGGTCGGTGGCGGCCACGTAGCCGGCGGTGTAGAGCGGGCGCACGTAGTCCACCCCGCCCACCGTGTAGGTGGTGGTGGTGTCGCAGATGGTGGCCTGCGCGCCGTTCCAGTCGGTATCGATCTGGCTCCACGGCAGCCGCCCGCCCAGCGGGTGGGTGGCGAAGGCATCGACCAGCAGCGCGGGGTTCTCGCTCCAGGCGCCGGGGTCCGTGGCATCACCCACATCACCCTCCCACAGCTGGGGCAGCAGCAGCATCACCGTCTGGTCGATCACCGTGGCATCGGGGTACTGCAGCGCCAGGCGCATACCGGCCTTCACCGCGCCGGCTGCCAGCGCGGCGTCAGTCACCTCCACCCAATCCTGCTTGCCCTCCACCATGGCAGCGGTCAGCGTGGTGCTGCTCTCGGCCGTGGCCGTGCCGCCGCTGTCATAGCGCAGCACCTGCAGGCGCGGGAAGCTCCACACGCTCCAGGCGCTGCCACTCACCCGGCGCACCTGGGCCCGGCAGCTCCAGGTGTCGCCCGGCGCGGCGGCCGGGGCCACTGCATCGGGCGTGGGCGTGATGTACACCGTGCCGGCCGCCGTGGTGGTGCCGAAGATGCGCAGGCTCAGGTAGGGCAGGCCGGTGAGCTCGTCAGTCCCGTAGCCCACCACTTCACTGCTCAGGCCGTTGCTGACGTTCCGGCTCCACCCCGTGGGCAGCGTGCCGGGCGTGCCCAGCACCGCGCCGCTGCACAGGGCGTTGGGCACATCGTTGATGCGGTGGTCATAGCAGCGCAGGCCCTTGACGGCGGCTGATACGTTGGGGATGCCGCCGCTGAAGGCCTCGCGGTCATAGTCCAGCTCCACCACCAGCTTGGCCACACCGGCGCCCCGGTGGTCCGTGGTCCACTGCCCGCCCAGCGCGGCCACCATGGCACTGTCTGCCGCATCGTCCATGCGGCCCAGGTACTTGCGCACCCGCGCCAGGCTGGTGCCGGTGGTCCACTGGTAGCTGATGTAAACCGTGGCGCCGGCCGTGCCGGTGAAGGTGACGTTGACCCCCACCACGCTGGTGGGCGTGATTTCGTTCTGGCCGCTGTCGCCCAGGTCTTCCACGATCTTCACGCTGCCGCTCACCGGCGTGTGCGAGAGCGCCACCACCTGGCTGCTGCCGGTGGCCACCGTGCTCTGCTGCGCGGCGAACACGCCCGTGGGCTTGTAGGGGCACGGGTCTGGCTGGTAGCGGATCTCGCACCGGCCCACATCGGTGGCGTGCGCGCCGGTCACGGTGACATCGTTGCCGGCCACGCTGGTGCCCAGCGTCATGGTGGTGGTGCCATAGCGGGCGATGGCCTCCACCGTGCCGCTCTTGGGCGGGCCCTGCAGCGTGAAGGTGTCGCTCGCGCTGCTGATGCTGAAGGTTTCAAGCCGGTTGATGCCGATCACATTGCCGGAGCCGTCCAGCACCACCTCTTCATCGTCGAAGTACACGGCCCCGATTTCAGCCACCTCGTGCGCGGCGATCGCCACCACGAACACCAGGTGTTCGCGGTCAGTTCCGTAGCTGCCAACGTAGGCCATGGGGCCGCTCACGCGGCGCTGGCCCAGCACCACGCGGCGCGGCTCCAGGGTGCCCCGGCTCATCAGGTAGCGGTCACTCTGGCTTCGTGCCCAGGCCTGGCGCGCCTTGCGCTCGGCCGCCACCTGCTGCTGCTTGGCCGCGCCCAGCGCCGCAGCCGCCACGATCACCTCGCTGGCGAAGTACAGCTCCGCAGCGGTGAATGTCATCTCCGTGCCGATGGCCGTGGCCACGTACTCGATGGCGAAGTAAACCGCCTCAGCCATGGGGCGCCCCCACCTTCCACGCGCAACGCGCCGC